CGGTGGTCGCCGTATCATTACCCGACAGCGTATCGCCGTATGCATTCATCCATCATTGAAACATCGACGGCATGGGCGTACGCCACCGCAGCCAGCGGCGGCGTGTCTGACGTAACTGCTGCGTCGCTCACAACTTACGCTCGACGCGCCGAGGCCGGCGGCTACGACGGGGCGGTGGTGGACGCATTCGCTGCCACGCTGCCGGCCGACGTGGTGCTGTACCCGTACTGGGTGCCTGTGCTGGCCGACACCATCGCCAGGCGGGAGCGGTGCAGGGTGGTGTCGTTCTCGGTGCCGCGCAGCCACGGGAAGACGCTGCTGGCCGCCCTGCTGGCCGGGTGGGTCCTGAGAGACCCCGACGCCGACCGGCTTGTCGTGAGCGCCGCTACGGCCCTGTCGCAGGCCCGCCTGTCCATGGAGGCCCTAGCCAAGATCCACTGGCCCGCCGACGGCAAGACGACGCCTTGGGCGGCCCGCATGTCGAACAACCAGCCGATGCTGCGCCACGGGAAGGGCAAGATGCTGCCGATCGCCAGGGACGCCAAGCGGGCCGACGGCGTGACCCCGGCGCTGGTACTGGCCGACGAGGCGGCCCGTCTGCAGGGTGACTACCTGAGCCGGTTGATGACGGCGGCGACCAAGACGGCCGAGGGGCGGCTGCTGATGACGACCACGGCCGACGACGACCTCAGCCTGCCCTGGGCCGGCTGGCGGCAGGAGGCCGAGGCGCAGCTGCTGGCCGGCAGGCTGCGCGAGGACTGGGCGGTGCACCATTGGGCGTCCGATGCGGGCGCCGACATCCACGACCCGGTCCAGTGGCGCAAGGCCAACCCGCAGCTGTGGATCGAGGGCGGGCACATCACCGAGGACACCATCAGGTCGGAACTGGCGTTCCTGGGCAGCCGGTCGGACGGCGTCGAGGAGTTCCGCACCCAGCGGTTGAACCTGCCCGGCGGCAGCCTCGCCAGCGTCGGCATCGACGCGGCCGTGCTCGAGCAGGCCAGATTCGACTGGCGCCTCGAGGACGTGCGCGGGCGCCGGGCCTGGGCGTTCATCGACTTCAGCCTGGGGAGCGTCGTGGGCGCTCGGGCCGACCTGACGAGCGTGGGCGTGGTGGTCGACGGCGGGGAGTTTGGGCTGCTGCGCACCTGGTCGTTCACCTGCGGGGAACTAGCGCACATGAAGCAGCAGCGGCCATGGCTGCATGAACTGGTCCAGCAGGGGCACGTCCACCACAACGACGGGCAATTGATTGACTTTGACGCCGTCGAGGGCCTGCTTGGACAACTTGGTAGCACCCTCCAACTCGAGGCCGTAGGCGTCGACGAAGTCGGCTGGACGCAGAACTGGGTCCGGCAGGTCATGGTCGACAAACTGAACCTGCCGGTGGAGGCTCGTTCCCAGTCGATCCGGGAGCAGGCACCCGCCTGGTCGACCTTCGTGGCGCTCATTCGCATGAAGGCCCTGCGCTACCACGACGACCCGGTGCTGCTGCACCAACTGCGGCACGCCACGACCAAGACCTACGACGGCGGGCTGGTCAAACTGCAGAAGCGGGATGGGCAGAACATCGACGCCCTGGTGGCGGCCTGCAACGCGGCCCGCCTGTTCGAGCTGCGCGGGCGCTCCCAGCAGTGGATGCCGCCGTCCGGCGTAATGACCATCTGACGCCACCAAGCGGACGAATCGACAATTTGCGGAATGTGACAGAAAATGTCACACCCGCCTATTGACAGAAAAAGCGCGTACTCAAACTGGGGGAAGCGTGGGACTTCTCTCGCGCTTCCGCAGCTACTTCCTGGGCAGTTTCAACGCCTCGATGCTGGTCGACACCAGCAGCGTGGGCGACGTTGAGGCGCTGCCCGGCGTTCAGCGTGCCATCGAGGGCGTGGCCTCGATGCTGGCTAGCGTCACGCTGTGCGTCTACGACAGCAAGGACCAGGAGGTGCAGCCCGCTGCCCTCAGCCTGCTGACCGGCCGCAGCACGGAAATGGTCAACGGCTGGGACTTGCGCCGGTGGCTCGTCACCGACGCCATGACGCAAGGCAACGCCTACGCTTACATCGCCCGCACGTACTCGGGCGAGGCGGCCGAACTCATCCCGCTCGAGCGCGGGCGCATCACGATCAATTGGTCGGCCAACCCGCTGCAGTACCTGCTCGACGGGCAGGCGATTCCGGCCAGCGACCTCATCCACGTGAAGGGCGGCTACAGCCGGTGGGCGTTCATCGGCGAGAGCCCGCTGGACAAATGCCGAACGCAGCTGCAACTGGTGGCGGACCTCGACAACTGGGCGGCCACCATGGCGGCCACCGGCACGACCCGTCGCCTGTCGTTCCAATTCCCCACGCCGATCAGCGAGCAGGCGAAGCAAACCATCTTGCTCGCTTGGAAGGCCAAGCATGCCAAGTCTGGCGGTGCGTCCGAGCCGCTGATCATCGACGGCGGCGGCAAGATCGAGGGCGTCAGCGGGCAGGGCGACCTCGACGCCGTGACGGCGGCCCGCACCGCGGCCATGGGAGAGATCGCTCGAGCGCTCAACCTGCCGCTGTCGTTCCTGGCGGCCACTGAGGCGGGAACTCAGATTGACCTAAACGCCCAGCGTGCGCTGGTCGATCAGACGCTGCGGCCCTGGGCGAAGCGAATCGAGGCCGAACTGACGGCCAAACTGCTGCCCGGCTACCGCGTCGAGCACGACCTGCAGGAACTGCTGCGCGGCACGATGAAGGACACCGCCAAGGAGCTGTCCAAGCTCGTCATGGCTGGCGTCCTCACGCCTAACGACGCCAGGTGGTTCATCGGCATGCAGCCGGTGCAGGACCCCATGGCAGACGAACTCATGATGCGCCTGGACACGGCGGCCGGACAGGCCGAGGTGAACGGCGACCGCGAGGACGAAGAAAGCGAGTCGCCCGATGCAGATTGACCGCCGCTCGTTCGAGGTCCGCGCAGCCGTCGAGGGCAACACCGTGTCCGGGCTGGCCATTCCCTACGAGACCGATTCCCAGCCGCTGCCGTTCATCGAGACCATCCAGCGCGGCGCGTTCGCTGCCGACATCGGCAAGCGGAACGTGTCGCTGCTCGTCGAGCACGACGGCGGGCGCGTGCTGGCGGACACGCGCAGCGGCACGCTCGAGCTCGAAGAAACCGAGCGCGGAGTGACGTTCGCTGCTCGTCTGCCGGACACCCGCGACGGGCAGGACATGCGCGTCCTGCTGCGCGACGGCATCTACCAAAACATGTCGTTCGGGTTCGCGGTCGACAAGGACGAGTGGGCGGGCAACCGCCGCACCGTCGTGTCGGCCCGCCTTTACGAGGTCAGCCTTGTCCACACGCCCGCCTACGAGGCGACCGCAGCCGCGGTCCGGGCGTTTCGCAATTCCACCGGGCTCGTTGCTCGGTACCTGCGGCTGCGGATTGGAGACCTGAAATGACCGTGACCCCCGAAGCACTCCGTGAGAAGCGTGCGCAGCTCGTCGCTGCGTGCGAGCAGTACGCCGAAACCGCAACCCCCGACGCCGTTCGTTCGTTCGACGCGGCCGAAGAAGAGATCCGCGCCATTGACGGGCAGCTTGAGAGCCTGTCGATTCGCAGCCGCCTGGACGCCGTGAAGGCCAAGAATGGCCAACTGGTTGGCCGTCCCGAGGTCCGCACCGGCGGCAACGACGCCGACCTGATGCGTTTCTTCGCCACCCGCGGCCGCGAGGGCAGCGGAAACATGGAACTGCGCACGACCCTGACGGTCGGCACTGCTGCCACCGCTGGCAACACCGTGCCCCAGTCGGTGATGACCGGCGAGTTTGTGAAGTGGCTGGACTGGGTCGACCCAGTGCGCAAGCTGGCAACTGTCCAGACGGTCCCCGCGGCGCTGCGCCTGCCGGTCATGGGTGACACCCGTACCACTGTCGCGGCTACGAACGAATCAGCGGCATACAGCGAATCGAACTTCACCACCATTCTGAAGACCTTCGCGGCGTACAAGGCAACGGCGACGACGCCGGTGACCGAGGAACTGCTGTTTGATTCGGCCATCGACGTTGCAGCCGAGGTCGTCGCAGACCACGCCCGTGCGCACGGCAAGTTCCGCGCAGCGCGTCATGTCACCGGTTCCGGTTCTTCCCAGGAACAGGGCATCATGTACAGCGACTCGGACTGGCAGTACGTGGTGAAGACTGGCGCCACGGCCAACACCATCGACTTCGATGATGTCATCGACCTGTTCAATCTGGTCCCCAGCGCCTACTCCCAGAACGGCAGCTGGATCATGAACCAGGCGACTTGGGCGTTCCTGCTCAAGCAGAAGGCCGCCACCACCGGCACCTACCTTTACGACGGCATGCAAGGCATGATGCTGCAAGATGGCGCCAGCGGCATGCTCATGGGCCGCCCGGTCTACATCAGCGAGTTTGCCGACGTGCACAACGCCGCATCGGCTCGCCTGCAGGTCTTCTTCGGTGACGTCGCCCGCGCCTACCGCATCGTGGACCGCCGCGAAGTTCAGTTCATCGTTGACCCGTTCTCGAACAGCGGCACGGGCATCATCAACTACCGCAGCTCGATGCGGTCCGATGCTCAGATCGTGGACAAGCGCGCCGGTGGCGTCATCGTCAACAAGGCCTGATCGATTCCATGTGACCCCGGACCGGCGGGGGGGACACCCCCCCCGGTCTTTTCAAAATGCCAGCACTCACTACCAGCGATATCAAGAGTCACCTGCGCATTTTCCACGCGCAGGACGATGCGTACATCGGCAGCATCCTGCTGCCTGCCGTGCGCGAGACGATCGAGCGCTGCACCGGCTTGGCTATGCAGGCACTCGAGCGCTCGTACAAGGTGTCCGAGGAAGGGGACACCTGGGTTGTGCTCCCGATCCAGCCGGTCAACACCGCGTCGGCCATCACGGCGGTCTACGTCGATGACGACTCGGTGACGCAGACTGAGAACCCGGAACAGCACTGGGACGGCGAGCGCGTGGCTGTTCTGATCGAGGACGGCTGGAACCGTCCGGTTACCATCAACTGGAACACGTTGGTGGGTGACCACTACATCAACATGCTGGCGCTGCAGCTGTGCGGGCGCCTCTACGCCGACCGCGGCGACAGCACCGGCGCCATTCAGGGCAAGGCGCAGGAAATGCTGTTGGCCATGCTCGGGGAGCACGGGGTGCACTGATGGTCCCGCGTGGCATGTTCAGACACGAGATGGCGGTGCAGAACTACACCGCGTCCGTTGACACCTACGGGCAGGCCACCAAGACCTGGTCCACCGTGGCCACCGTGCTGGGCCACATCGAGTCGGCCGACGGGCGGTCCATCGACTCAGTCGACATCAACCGCGGACAGACCGCCTGGCGGCTCGTTCTGCCCTGGATCGACTCGGTGACGGTGAAGAGCCGGATCCTGCTGCGCGAGACTGGCAAGACCGACCGCGTGC